TTGAAAAGCCGTGCTCGCACAATTGCGAGAATTGTAAGTATTATTGCACAAGTAGCTTGGAAGAACCAGCTTATTGTGAATGGGAAGATTGCGAGATATCAAAGCCGCCGCAGTCGTGGTGCTATGTGGAGGTGATAGGAAAATGAAGTTTTCGGACTTGACCGAGTGCCCGTTTTGTGGCTGCGAGGAATATTACACAAAAGAATACGTATATGGCGTGTTACGTTATAACGAGTGTTTTGACGGTACAGAGGCAGATAATGACGCCCTATATGATGGGCTGAATTACAAGGACAAATCTTACCATGGGAAAGCATATTGCAGAAGTTGCGATAAATATCTCGGTAGCGTTATGAACAACACCGTGTCTGTGGCTGTTCAAAAAGCCTTGAAACGCAATGGAGGTGAGCGGGAATGAATGAGCGTAGAAAACTTACTGCTGCCGAACGCCAGCAGATCTATGAGAAATTCGGCGGTCGCTGTGCTTACTGTGGCTGCGAAATCACTATCAAGGATATGCAGGCAGATCATGTGGTCCCGCTGCACCTCGGCGGCGCAGACGATATCTCTAATCTCTATCCAGCGTGCCGTGCTTGTAATCATTACAAGTCCACGTTTGACGTTGAGAAATTCCGGGCAGTAATCGAGCAGGCTCCGAATGTGCTTATGAGAGATAGCGCCACTTACAGAAACATCGCCAAATTCGGGCTGATAAATAATCCGGAAGATCCGGTCGTACGGTTCTGGTTTGAAAAGTATGGCGACATTGAACGTGAAAAAGCAATCAAGTTAAAACCGAAAGGCAATGCTGCAAGCCCTTGTATGCCTTACCGAATAAGCAAAAGTGAAATAATAGGAGGTTTCGACGATATCATCTATATATTCTGGGAGGATCCGGACGAGTATGGAGAAATCACCGGGAAAAGGTTCACGTGCTGCAATGAGGGCGGTATTACGCTGGACGAGTGCTTTCATCGTGCGCTCGGGTGTGGTTATGTCTACGGCAATTTAATGGTTATTAAAGAGTCACCATTGGATGGCGCTATATACCGATACGGTAATCACGGCGAGAGTTGGAAAAAGATCGGCGAAATTTGCGGATATGCTTAGAACATTTCCTGGAGGTGCGGAATGAATAACTATCAGATAACAGAAATGTGTCCACATTGCGAAAATGAAGTCACAATGAATTGGGATGTTGAAATGTATGGCTATCAGGCATATTGTCCCTACTGTGGAAAGCGGCTCATGTTGTGCGATGAATGTACCCACTCGGACAACGACATCGCTGGAGGTTGTGATTATGACAGCTCCACGGACAAATGCTCCAGGCAGAAATCAAGCAGAAGAAAAACACCTCTTGAAATCGCCAAGAACGACACAAGCTGCCGAAACTGCGAGAAATCAGAGCGGGTAAGAGGCGTTCTGTATTGTCAGGTCAGTGGAAAACTCATTCTTCCTAAATTTGAGGACGTATGCTGTTGCAGGGGAACAAGGCTGAAAGGAGGACAGGAAAATGGATAAGCTTACTTTCGCGCAGCTCAGTGCGATATCTATACTTACGCTCATGCCACTCTTATCGGGCATGGGCAAAGAACTTTTTGATATAATCGCCGAAGTTCGGCGGCACAGGAAAGAAAGGGAGGATAAAACTAATGGTAGATAGCGATACTTTACGCTTGGTGATAAACTGCTTCGCAGCAGAGGTTCATCAGAACGCTATAGAGCATGGCTGGTGGGAAGAGGGCGGCGCCTTTGAAGTCGAGCGTAATTTTGGCGAACTCATTGCGCTTTGCCACGCAGAGCTGTCAGAAGCATTGGAACAGTACCGCGCCGGTCACGATATGAAAGAAACGTATTACGGCGATGACGACAAGCCGGAGGGCATTCCCTCTGAACTGGCTGATGTTATACTCCGTATCCTGGATATGTGCGCTCATTACCGTATAGACATCGGCGGTATGCTTGTAGAAAAGAGCACATTCAACAAAACGCGGTCGTACAAGCACGGAGGAAAAAAGATATGATGAACAGCAGAAAGGCGCTGACGAAGCTCCTTGAAGAAATCATCAACGGCAAATTCGATCTGGAGCTGTCGGTTAAGTACATGGAAAATCACGGCGTGATAGTCATGCCATTCAAAATAGGCAATGTTGTCTACTGGTATGATAAGCTGTTAATGGCTGAACCTATGGCTGTCAAGATTACAGGCTACAGAAGCGATGTTCGCGGCAAAACCAAATGGATATGCGGCTGCTTTACAGAATTTTCAGTTGGCGATGTTGGTAAAACCATATTTCGAACCAAAGACGATGCGGAGAAAGCTCCAAATGAAAGGAATGCAGATGAGTGAACTGGCCGAAAAGGTTAAAGTAGCAATCAAGTATCTGCGTGGTATGGAAGGCGCCGCAGGAGAAGATGGCTATTATGTCTGCTATTCTGGTGGAAAAGACAGCGATACAATACGAGCATTATGCGAACTTGCTGGAGTAAAATATGAGCTCCACCACAACCACACGACAGCTGACGCGCCAGAAACTGTCTACCACGTTCGTAGCATACCGGACGTTATTATCCACTACCCCAAACTTACCATGTGGCAGCTGATAGTGCTAAAGGGATTCCCGCCGACCAGACTTACCCGATACTGTTGTGAGTACCTTAAGGAGCACGGCGGCGAGGGGCGGTTTAAGGTGATGGGAGTTCGTAAAGCTGAAAGCCCTAAGCGTGCCGAGCGATACGACCTAATATCGGTAATCGGCGGCAAGCAGGAAGCAATTAAAGTCATGGCCGAAAAGCTCGATTGTGCCTATCGGGTTACTAAAGACGGAATAGCAATGCACGGCGATGACTGCGCGACGCGCGATTTGGTTGAAGCCTGCTACCGTAAAAGTGCCGCTCATACATCGTTGAATCCAATCGTTGACTGGTCTGACAACGATGTTTGGGAGTTCCTGAGGTACTACAATGTAACTACTAATCCGCTATATGAAGAAGGAGCTTGTAGAGTGGGCTGTATCGGCTGTCCCCTGTCAGGCGGCAAGCAGATGAAAAGAGAATTCACGCGATTCCCGAAATACCGTCAGATATATGTTCAGGCTTTTGACAGAATGATTGAAATCAGTAAGGAAAAGGGCAAATTTCGTGATGACGGAACATGGCAAACTGGTGAGGACGTAATGCGCTGGTGGTGCGGTGATGACCCGCGACAAATTACCTTGCATGACTACGAACTGATAGAATTATCAGCCGTTAGAGAGGAGGATTTGGAGTGATTAAACCTACCCCATGCCCGAAATCAGACCGCTGCATTCACGCAGCCGAATGTGTTCCCGGAACCTTTCGCGGTGAATTTCTTTGCTTTGAAAGCAGCGGATATTCGGACTACGAAAAGAATGTGACACTTAGGAAGCCGAAACCAACGAAGAAGAAAAAACGGAGGTAACAATGAGCAAGAACACAACAGGAACTGCCGAAGAAAAGGCAATACACAAGGAAGCGACACGGCTACGCAAAATGACCGATGTGCAGCTTGTAACAGCTTTCAAGGAAGCCAAAGAAGGCAACAAAAAAACCGAAGATAATCCGGTGAAGACTCTTATTGACGGACTGGTAAGAGGAGAATGCCCCGGTATCAAAGGTGGCAACGCGACAAAGATAATCAATTACGCGATGTCTAAAGGTCTGCTGTGAATAAAAGGGGGATAAGGGAATGACGCTGAAAGAGTTAAAGTCATTTGCGGGCAAGAATGGCTTGCTGAAGATTCAGGACGAAAAGATAGCCAGACTGGAAGCAAGGCTTGTAAGGCACAGCGAAATTGATACAAGCGGCATTCCACGTAACCCTACCCCAAGAAACAGCACTGAGGAGCTGATGATAGAGATCATCGCGGCTAAGGACCGGCGTGCTGAGATTAAATCACAGCTTAACGATATTAGTACATGGATATCACATATAGACGATGACCTTGTACAGTTCATTATCCTGCGGCGGTTCGTGGACAATAAACGATGGCAGGAAATAGCCGATGAATTAGGCGGAAACAACACCGAATACAGCGTGAAAAAGCTATGTTACCGTTACATAAACCGCTCAGAAAACGAATAAATGAAAGCCGCTGCGCTCTATGAACGTGGCGGCCATTTCTTTTAATAAAATCTGTATTTTTTTCAATTATTTTGTAAAAAGCTATTGACAAGCACGTTAAAATGTGCTATAATAGTATCAGAAAGAACGAAGGGAGGTGAAAGCGATGGGTAGTAAAATAAAAGAGCTCATCAAGCTGCTAGAACAGCTCGACAAGCTCTTAACCCAAGTGGTTAAAATCTTGATCACGGTTGGAACCATCTGGGCCATCTTCAAGGGAACGTTCTTATAAACGTTCCGCTCTACCGGGGCGAAAGCCCCGGCAAGAGTATTATATCACAAATTTACAAGGAGGTCAAGAGTATGAGCGAAAAAAGTAAATTAGGTCTTAAACTGGCATGGCACATTGCTAGTATCCTCATGTCCATTGTGGCTATAGTATTCTTAGTTTGGTTTTTCTTTGTTAAGTAAGGAGCAATCATGTATCTGTATATCAAAGAGCATCGTGTAAAGGCTGGTATCTCGGTGCCTAAAATGGTAGAGCTGACAGGACTATCCCGCCGCACCATTCAAGACATAGAGAAACGGGGCGACTGTCTTGTTTCCAATGCAATAGCTATAGCGCAGGCGCTTGGGCTAACGCTTAACGACCTGCTCAAGCCACCAGCAGAGAATCATTGCTGAAAGTTGTCCCGAATGTCACACATGTCACAGTGCTATGTGATATACTGTAAGCGTGAAATCCTAATCAAGCACACCGCCTGCGGAGCAATTCCGCAGGCGGTGATTTTTATGGAAAGGAGGGCTTCGACCGCAATTTTCTCCTTTATATGCGGTCTGCCGAGGGCTTCTGTCGCCAACAGAATAATCCGGCAACAAAATTATAAAAGGAGGATAATGCTATGTACGGTGTTATCGCAATAGTCGCATATGCGGCTTTAATGCTCGGCGTTACGTTCCTCTTGTCAAGAAAGTCAACGAACGCAGAAAACTTCCATGTGGCGGATCGTCACATTGGCGCTATCCAGGCAGGTATGAGTATAGCTGCTACATGGATATGGGCGCCGGCGCTGTTCACCAGCGCAGAGAAGGCATATACGAATGGTATTCCAGGGCTTTTCTGGTTTCTCGTTCCGAATATCCTTTGCTTACTTCTTTTTATCCCATTTGCAAAGCGAATAAGAGAGCGTATGCCGCAGGGTATCACGCTTTCGGACTTTATGGCCAAGACCTACCGTTCCAAGAAAGTACATGGTATCTATATTGGTCAGCTTTCGTTGCTGTCGGTGCTTTCTACAGGCGTTCAGCTTCTCGCAGGCGGAAAGATACTTGCGGCAATAACCGGTATTCCCTTCTGGCTGATGACTTTTATCCTTGCTGCCATAGCTTACTCTTACTCGCAGTTTTCCGGTATAAAGGCTTCTATCCTGACCGATGCGCTCCAAATCATCTTAATGCTCGCTGCTTGCGCTGTATTCGTGCCATGGGCGCTTTTAAGAGATGGCGGAGTAGATAACCTTATCAAAGGCTTAGGTGGGTACAGCGGCGATTTCACACGCCTTTTCGATAGCAATGGAATAAGCGTGCTTCTTTCATTCGGCATACCTACGGCGATAGGACTGATTGCGGGACCATTTGGCGACCAATGCTTCTGGCAGCGTGCATTTTCAACGCGCAAAGACAGAATAGGCAGAAGTTTTGCCATAGGAGCGGCGCTGTTCGCAGTTATTCCCCTTTCAATGGGGCTGCTTGGCTTTGTGGCTGCCGGTTCTGGATATCAGGCGACCGACAGTGGGCTTGTCAATTTCGAACTTATCACAAATATGTTCCCGGAATGGACAATGTTGCTGTTTCTGTTCATGGTGATTTCCGGCCTGCTCTCAACAGTAGACAGTAACCTTTGCGCTGCCTCTTCCCTTACCTCCGATTTCGGCGGTGGAGTTAAGGCGGCAAAAGGGAGCATGCTTGTGCTTCTGCTGCTTGGTATAGGTATAGCGAACATTCCCGGTTTATCAGTCACGCATCTGTTTCTGTTCTATTGTACGCTCCGTGCAACGACACTTCTTCCTACGGCTATGACACTTATGGGAAAGAAACTGTCAGCGAACGGAGTATTTTTCGGCATTCTATCGTCTTTCGTCATAGGGCTGCCAATATTCGCGTATGGCAACATCACAGGTGATTCCGTGTGTAAGACACTTGGAAGTCTTGTGACCGTGCTACTGAGCGGCATAGTGGCTCTTATCGTTTCCGGAAAGGAGGCGGTAAAGAAATGCTAGGGCGTAAGCAGAACATCAAAAACGAAGCATGGCTTGAAGCTGTCAGAACGATAGGCGATACCGTAAGCCGCACAGAAATAGATAAGCTTGCCAAACAGACAATAGCCGACATCAAGAAAGCTGTCAAGGGCAAGAAAGCCGCCTATGCGTGGAGTGCCGGCAAAGACAGCATAGTGCTCGGCAAACTCTGTGAAGCCGCAGGGGTTAATAATTCCCTTATCGGCGTGTGTAACCTCGAATATCCGGCGTTCATGCAATGGATAGAAGAAAACAAACCTCAGAGCTGCGAAATAATCAATGTAGGTTTAGATCTGGACTGGCTGGCAAAGCATGAGAAAATGCTTTTTCCGCAGGACAGTTCAATCGCCGGGCATTGGTTCTCTATCGTTCAGCACAAGGCGCAGCGTGAATACTTCCTGCGAAACGAACTGGACATGATATTGCTCGGTAGACGTCGCGCCGATGGAAATTACACCGGCAAAGGCGGCAACATATACACCGACCGCAAGGGCGTGACAAGGTTTAGTCCGATAGCGGACTGGACACATGAGCAGGTCCTTGCTTTTATATATTACAATGAAATCCCACTTCCGCCCATTTACGGCTGGAAGAATGGATATCTGTGCGGTACTCACCCCTGGCCTGCACGTCAGTGGACTGGCAGCACGGAAAACGGCTGGCAGGAAGTCTACGACATCGACCCTTCGATTGTGACCGCCGCAGCTGAGAAAATCGAAAGCGCCAAGCGCTTCCTTGAGAAAGGGGGTGTAAAGCGTGAAGATTGAAAAAGTCAAACTCGTTGACCTGAAGCCGGCAGAAAGAAACGTGCGAATGCACCCGCCGGAGCAGATTAACGAATATAAGAGATCACTCGAAAAGTTCGGTCAGACCAAAGCGATAGTCATTGACGAAAAGAACAACATTCTTATTGGCAATGGCTTATTCATAGCCATATCTCAATTAGGTTGGAAAGAAGCGGACTGCTGCCGGAAAATAGGGCTGTCGGAGAACGACAAGAAAAAGCTCATGCTTGCTGACAATCGTATCTTTGACCTCGGCTCTGATGACCTCAACGTGTTCGATCAGCTTATCAGAGAGCTTGACGGTGACTTTGATATACCCGGCTACACGGACGATCTCTTGAATTCTCTTGTAATGGACGCGGCCGAAACAACAGAGATGTTGTCAGAGTACGGCGTTGTTGACGGCGATGAAGCCGAAACAATACGCACAGCAACAGTCAATGAACAACCTGCTCCGTCCCCTGCGCCTGTCGCAGCTTCCTCAACAGAAGCGGCGCCGGCACAGGACACAGCTACAACTTCGACTACATCGGCAGAAATCGAAAATAACAGGTTCGTTATTTGCCCGGATTGTGGGGCGAAGATATGGCTGTAAAAAGAGTACAATCCGACATTGATGTCGTTACCGCTGCGAAGAAGCGTATTAAGAATGTCTTTTCAAATGGATTGACGGTATATATGTCTTTTTCCGGCGGCAAAGACAGCTTGTGTCTGGCGCACCTTGTTCTGTCGATGATTACGGCAGGAGAGATAAGCGCCAAGCAACTTGTTGTCATCTTCATCGACGAAGAAGCGATATTCCCCTGCATCGAGGAAGTAGTCAAGACATGGCGAAAGAAATTTCTCATGGTTGGCGCGCGCTTTCGTTGGTATTGCCTAGAGGTAAGACATTTTTCTTGCTTTAATCAGCTTACAGCCGATGAAAGCTTTATATGCTGGGATAGCACAAAGCAGTCCGTTTGGGTAAGACAGCCGCCTGCATGGGCGATAAGGTCAAGCTCATTGCTCCGACCGCGTGAAGATAACTACCAATCATTTCTTCCACGCGTCACCAAGGACGGAATAATGCTGACCGGCGTAAGAGCTTCGGAGTCAATACAGCGGTTACAGTACATGGCTGCGATGTCGCTCGGCGGCAAAGGCATAACCGGCAACAGAATGATATATCCCATATATGACTGGAAAACATCGGACGTGTGGCTCTATCTCAAAGAGCAGCACGTCGACATTCCGGTCATTTATCTGTATATGTGGCAAGCCGGAATAGGCAAAGGACAGTTAAGAGTATCGCAGTTCTTTTCAAGCGATACTGCCAGCTGCCTTGTGAAGATGAACGAATATTACCCCAATCTTATGGAAAGGGTCATTCGGCGCGAACCAAACGCATATCTCGCTGCGCTATACTGGGATAGTGAGATGTTTGGCCGACGTTCGCGAAACAGAAAAGCCCTCGAAAAAAAGGAAGATATAGATTACCGAGCGGCGTTGTGGAATATGCTGGTGAAAGAACCGGGCAAGTACTTCCACACCGATCATCAGCGCCACGTTGCGGAACAATACCGCAGAATGATGATTAAGGTTGACAACATGGCACGACCTCGTGATTATCGTAAGATGTACGAGGCGCTTCTTGCAGGTGACCCTAAGCTGCGTACTATGCGCGCGATATATCAAGATGTGTTCTGTGCATATGCAGACCATTGCAAACATTCTCAGCATGAAGGGGGTGAATGCAATGGAAAACGCTAATGTGTTCGCGCCGCTCAGTACGCTTGCATGGGTAGACAGGGATAAGCTCAAGCCCAATGATTACAACCCCAATAAGGTAAGCCGTGAAAACCTTAAGCTGCTCACTCAATCAATCCTTACTAACGGTTGGACACTCCCTATCGTGGTAAGACCTGATTACACTATCATCGACGGATTCCACAGATGGACGGTATCAGGTGAAGAACCCCTCCTGTCTATCCTTGGTGGTAAGGTGCCGGTGGTGGTAGTCGAGCATAAGGACAAGGACGAAGACATCTACGGCACAGTAACACATAACCGCGCAAGAGGAACACACCTTCTCGAACCTATGAAAGCAATTGTCAAGCGGCTGCTTGATGATGGCAAGTCCGTTGATGAAATCAGCAAGCAACTGGGGATGAAAGCAGAAGAGGTATTCCGCTTGTCTGATTTCTCCAAGGACGACTTCCTCAGAATGATGGCCAACAAAGCTACTTACAGCAAGGCTGAACTGCTTACAAAGCTGTAATGGAAGTTTTCAACATTTCAAAGGAGTTTTCAACATGGCACAAGGTGTGGATCAAGGTACTGTGGCGCGGGGGTGGGTTGAGGTGAGGGCGCGTCGACCCCAAATCACGCCTAGTTAGTAAACTCGATTTTTCGGACTTTAATTGAAAAAATGCCCCCTGCTCTTTTGGAAAACAGGGGGCAAATTACTGGGATATCGCCAAGCGGTAAGGCAAGGGCCTTTGACTCCCTCATCTCGCTGGTTCGAATCCAGCTATCCCAACCAAGAAAGGAGTATCAGCATGGACAAGAAAACAGCAGTTGTGGAGAACGGCGCGGTTTATGTGCTTCAAGCCGGTACTCCTATCTATGTCAAGACAGCAGATGTTTGCGCCATTCTCGGCAAATCCAATCAATGGGTGGGTCAGCTGACATCACAAGGTACCCTTAATAAAAGCAAGACAGCGCACGGCGCTTTATATAACCTGTCTGAGAGCCTGTCAGCCTACATCAAGTCCATTGAGGATAAATCTTCTGACAATCCCGAACAAAAGGAGATAGAACTTAATAAACTGAAAGCTGACGTGTCACTCAGAACATCTAAAGCGATAGTGGCAGGATTAAACGCCAAGGAACTGCAAGGCAAAATGCACCGCTCCGAGGACGTTGCCGCTGTGACCGAGGATTTGGTTTATACGATACGCAGCGCGCTGTTGGCTCTTGTTGGGCGCCTGTCTACCGACCTTGTCGGCATAACAGACCAGGCAGAGTTGTCCGCAAAAATCCAAGATGAAGTCTACGCCGTTATGGAAACACTCTCAACGTACAAGTATGACAGCAAAAAGTATGAGGAGCGAGTACGACAACGGCTGCGGAAAGATAGTCTGGAGGCGGACGAGGATGAAAGCGAACAAGCCTAAGCCCGAAAGCCGCGACAGCAGAGATAAGCGCCTGAACGCCGCTATTTCCAAAGCTATAGCCGGATTCAACCCCCCGGAGCGTATGACCGTATCGGAATGGGCTGACCGCAACAGGCGACTATCAGCAGAAAGCTCGGCCGAAGTCGGTCAATGGCGCACCAGTAGAACGCCATATATGAAAGAGCCGCTTGACAGCTTTACAGACCCAAAGGTCAAGCATATCGTCATAGTAGCTTCATCACAGGTGGGTAAATCAGAAGCCATCAATAACATGATAGGCTACATTATCAACCAAGACCCTGGCTCGATACTATTCATTCAGCCGACCATTACCGATGCAAAAGAGTATTCCAAACTACGTATAGCCCCGATGATCCGCGACACGCCCAGTCTGAAACAAAAAGTTGCAGACCCCAAGAGCCGTGACAGCGCGAACACCGTATTGCAGAAGTCATACCCCGGCGGTATTCTCACAATGACTGGTTCACAGGAAGCGCACGCTCTTGCTTCAAAGCCTATCAGATATCTGTTCGGTGATGAGCGGGACCGGTGGGTAACATCAGCCGGCGATGAGGGCGACCCCTGGGACTTGGCTACTGCACGGCAAATCACATTCTACAATGCCAAAGCCGTGGAAGTAAGTACGCCGACTATCAAGGGCAAAAGCACCATCGTACGCGCTTACGGCGAGGGTACAATGGAGCATTGGTGTACGCAATGTCCGCATTGCGGTGGATTCCATGAGATAGTATTTGAGAATGTCCGCTATGAGTACGAAACAACCGTCACAAATAACGAGAAGACCTATCACATAACGTCGATATGGTACGTTTGTCCTGAATGTGGCTGTGTCAGCTCCGAGCAAAACATGAGAACACAGCCAGCAAAGTGGATAGCAGATAATCCTTCCGCATTGCTTCATCATGGCACGCGCTCGTTCTGGATATCCTCTTTTGTATCTCCATGGGCTTCTTGGGAATCAACATTGCTTATGTATCTAAAGGCGCAGGGCGACAGTAAAAAAATGCAAGTTGTCTATAATACCCGTTTCGGCTTGCCTTGGGAGGATCGCGGCGATCTCGAGAACGAGGACAAGATTCTCTCAAGACGCGAAGAATACAAAGCAGAACTTCCGGACGGTGTGCTGCTGCTCACTTGTGGAGTTGATACGCAGGACGATCGTCTTGAATACGAGGTGGTCGGTCATCGGCAACTCGGAGAGCGCTGGGGTATTAGGAAAGGTATTATCATGGGGCGCCCTGATTCTGACGATACGTGGAGTCAGCTTGATGACATAATCGGGCATGTCTACCGCTTTGAAAATGGCATAGGTCTGCACATATCGTTAACGTTCGTTGACGAAGGCGGTCACTTTACTCAGGAAGTAAGACGCCGGTGTCGCGAACGTCAGCGAAAAAAGGTCTTTGCTATCAAAGGACGCGGTGGCTCAGACATACCATATACAGCACCGCCGAAAGAGCAAAAAATCACCATCAGAGGTGCAGAAACAGGAAAGTGCTGGGTCTACACCATTGGTGTTGACGCTGGCAAGCAGTTAATCATGGACGATATCAGAGTAAAGACAGCAGGTCCACGTTACTGCCATTTCCCGGCGCGTGATGATTACGGCGAAGCCTTTTTCAAAGGTTACTTATCTGAGCGGCTGGTGTACAATGACAAGGCAAAAAAGAACCCGTGGCAGTGGGAAAAGATACCCGGGCATGAGAGAAATGAAGCCCTTGACTGCCGTAACTACGCTAACGCCGCCGCAGTGCTGCTAAAGCCTGACTATGAAGCGATAGAAGCGAGGTTAAATCAGCTTGCTGAAAACGGTAATAAGAAGCAGGCAGAAAAGGCAGCGCCGAAATCATCTATGCCTTTGAAGCCACGCCGAAAGAAACAGATGTACGACGATTGGTGAGGTAAGATATGATAACCAAAACACAAGCAAAGATCCTTTACGAACACTATGACAAGATGGTCACTAAGCTGACAGAAGCGCAGGTAGCGCTTATCAGCGGAAGTGTGAAATCATATAAGATAGATGACAGAGAGATTACAAGGTTTGACCTTGATAAACTCTCTGAACAGCTTGACGCCGCTATTATCAAGAGAGCTGAATATATGGAGCTTATGAATGGCGGCAAGTCGCGGCGCGCGGTAGGCGTGATTCCGCGCGATATTTGAGTACAATGCCCCTTAGGGCTTGTGCTGCAGTTCCCGGTAGTCTGCTCCTTCCTACCGGGATTCTGCTTAGATTATTTGCAGTATTTTTGATTTATTCGAAAATGCTGCTTTCTTTTTAACTGTTTCAACTATAATTTTAATCTTTCGTTGAAAAATTTGAAATTATACTTTGAATTTTGCAGAAAACGTTGTAAAAACGTTAGAATTTTCGTGTTTCGCATGGAGGGGAAATGAAAATTATTTCAAGCGTCCAGGCAAAAGGCTATTCGGAAGCTGGTGCAAGCCGCACCAAGCGCTCATTAAAAGGATTCATTGCTCAAAGTTCAGCGCCTTTCGAGGATATCGACTTTAACAATGCCACAATGCGGCAACGCGGCCGAATGCTTTATATGGCTACACCTGTTGCAGCCGCCGCGATAAATACCAACCGCACTAAGATTGTTGGATCGGGGCTGCACGTCAAGCCTACTGTCAACCGAGAGATACTGAGCGGAATTCCTGAAGAACAAATCGTGGCGTGGGAGAAATACACTGAAGCCGAGTGGAAAATGTGGGCTGAACAGAAAAAGAATTGCGACGCGACAGGCGTAAACAATTTCTATGAGATTCAGCAGCTTGCGGTGAAAAACTGGTTAATGTCAGGCGATGTGTTCGCAGTGTTACAGCATCGAGATAAAACACCGCTCAACCCTTACGGTCTGCGGATACGGCTTGTGGAAGCTGATAGAGTATCAACTCCATTTACAGGCACGGAGGGAACACGGTATTACTCTGCGTATACAGAGGGAAAAACCAAGTCCGGAAACCGCATACATGACGGCGTTGAAGTAGACAAATACGGACGTGTAGTTGCTTACCACATTAGCAACGTTTACCCCAATTCCACCTTTAGGCTTGATGAACAAATAGCTTGGACTAGGGTACCTGCTGACGGAGCCCGGACTGGAATGCCTAATGTGTTACAGGTGATGGACGCAGAGCGCCCTGACCAGTACCGTGGCGTGACTTATTTAGCGCCGGTCATAGAAACCATATTGCAACTGCGGCGCTACACGGAAAGCGAGCTTATAGCTGCATTAGTGCAGTCGTATCTTACAGCCTGGATAACTACCTCGGGCGACTCCACAGATAATCCGTTTAACGAAGCGGTAGATGGGGATATTGAGGGTCAGGAACACGGGGGGCAGATATCGCATTCCGAAAATGAATATGAGATGGGACCTGGTCAGATCAATGTAATGCGCCCTGGCGAAAGTGTAACGCTTGGGAACCCCAACATTCCAACAGCCGGTTTCCCGGCTTTCGTTAAGGAAATATGCAAACTCACAGGCGCAGGACTTGAAATGCCCTATGATGTTCTTATCAAGGAATTCAACAGTTCCTATAGTGCTGCGAAAGGCGCACTTGAAGAAATGTGGGAAATGGTAAAGATGCGCCGCTCGTGGTTCGTCAACGATTTCTGTCAGCCTATCTACGAAACATGGTTGTCGGAAGCTGTCGCGCTTGGCAGAATAAAAGCACCGGGATTCTGGAATGACCCCATTATCCGCGCTGCATGGTGCGGAGCCAGATGGGACGGACCTGCTCAGACACATCTTGACCCTGTCAAGGAAGCAAACGCTAATAAGATAATGGTAGAAAAGGGCTGGAAAACAAATGAGCAGGTTACACGCGAATTCTACGGTGGCAACTGGCGTGATAACATGGCAGCGCTAAAGCGTGAAAAAGAAATTTCAGACAATCAGTCCACACAAACATCACGTCCGACCGACACAGCCGAATCGAAAAAGGAGGAAAATAACAATGCCCAAACTGAATAACAAGTGCTATTCATTGGAGAAGAACGGCACCAATGCTGACATCACCATGTATGGCGAAGTTGTTGACTCGCAGCCTTATGACTTCTGGACCGGAAAGCCTGTCGAGGGAAGCTTCATCATTAAAGATGAATTCCTTGCGGACCTTGAAGAACTGGCAGAGTGCGAAGAAATCACAATACATATGGACAGCGTCGGCGGCGACACGGCTGTTGGACTGCTGATACATAACAAACTGCGTGACTTGTCGCAGGCCGGAAAGAAACTCAACTGTATCGTTGACGGTGTAGCAATGAGCGCGGGCTCTCTCATAATGAGCGCCTGCGACAATGTGACTGTACACCCCACATCGCTCATTATGGTACACAATGCATGGGTAAGTATGTGTGGTGGTTATAATGCGGACGAGCTGAGAGCACAGGCAACCGCCCTCGATTCATGGGACAAGGCATTGCGGAATGCTTATGTCCGCAAAACTGGTCTTTCAGAGGCAGTAGTCGGTCACATGATGTCTAAGACAACCTATATGACAGGCGATGAAGCAGTCGAAAAGAAGTTTGCTGATAACCTTGATAAAAGCGATGGTGCAGCAATAGCTGCAAGCGAAGATCGCTCTGCACTGGTCGTCAACGGACGATACATTTCACTCAAAGGAGCACCCGCCCCGGAGGGCATTCCCACGGTTTCAGCTTCGCAGAATTGCGAAGACGATACAAATAATAAGCCGAAAGAAAGCGGCGATAATGGAGGTAATATCATGGCAAGTAATCTGGCTGAACTCAAGGCTGAAAATCCTGCTCTTGCTGCACAGATTGAGCAGGACTTCAACGCTAAGAACGAAAGCAAAATCAAGGCAGCCGCCGAAGACGAACGCAAGCGTATGGAGGAAATCGACGCGATAGCGAGTATCTACGATCCGGCACTGGTCAAGGCGGCAAAGTACGACAAGCCCTGCTCCGCACAGGAACTGGCTTATCAGGCTGCTCTTGCCGCTGCGAAGCAGGGACAGAAGTTCACTAAGGATCTCAAAACAGACTCCAAGGAGGCTAATGCTGTTCCGGAAGCGGCTGCACCCGATGATCCCAAGGAAGCTGAAAAGAACCCGCAGGCAATGCAGCGCGAAGCTGACGCGATGATTCACGAGCTTCTGCACGGAAAGGAGGCAAAGTAATGTCCGAACTGCTCAAAATGGTGGGCGAAACCACCTCTGACGACCTGTTTGTCGACCTCTACCCCCTTGCAAGGGTCGAGGGCAGAATCATCAGAGCGCAGGAATCAACCCCTCTTGAGATTAAGAGGGGTACTATCATGGCTATATCGAGCGCCGATGGTAAGCTGGTGCCGCTTGGTACCACTGCTAATTCCAGCAACAGCGAAACTCTGACCCCGGACTGCGTGCTCTGTGATGACATCACAGTAGCCACTTCTGACATCAATGTCGCTGTATATGCGAGTGGCTGCTTCAATGCGAACAGAGTAATCACAGTCAACAATCACGTTATCACCGCAGCAGAAAAGGATACACTCCGTAAGTATGACATTATCCTCAAGGCTGCAAGCAAAATTTAAGGAGGTACAATAATGCCTGCAACATTAGATTTTTTCAGTTCCTATGTCCTTGCGGCTATCGTCAAGGAAGTGGTGCCGAATACCAGCTTCTTCCGCGATAGATACTTTCCCACTGGAGAAGGCGATATAATCGGCGCCGACAAGGTCCTTTGCGAATATCAGGACGGTGACAGAACCATGGCGCCGTTTGTCACTGAGAGAGTCGGCGATATCCCGGTAGAAAGACAGGGCTTCCAGATCTACGAGTACGAACCCGCATGCATCAAGATTTCAAGACCTCTTAAGGCAGATGAACTTAAGAAGCGCATGTTCGGCGAAGCGCTTTATGCAAATAGCGACGCTGCAACAAGAGCGGCACGTCTTATAGCCGATGACTTTACCACCCTTGACAAGCGCATTCAGCGCCGCGAAGAGTGGATGGCCGTACAGACCATGATCAACAACGCCTGCACCATGCAGGAATATATCGACGCGCAGACAAAGGGCGAAATCAAGCACATTCAGTTCTATCAGGGATCTACCGACCATACTTACACCGTTGCCAACAAGTGGAACTCTACTAACGGCGACTTCATGGGAGATGTATCTGAAATGTGTCGCATGCTTTCCAAGAGAGGACTTCCGAGAACCGACCTTGTCCTTGGAGTAGATGCCGCTCGCGCTATACTGAAGAATGAAGAGGTTCGTCAGCTGCTTGATAAGAATTCTGGCATATTTGTAGGATCTATCAAGCCTACTCTCACCAAATACGATGGCGTAACTGCCCTCGGCACGCTGAACTTTGGCGGCAATGAACTCATTCTGTGGGAGGTTGACGAGGAGGTAGTCGATGAAACCGGCGCAACCGTCAAGCTGTTCCCCTCAACATCTGCAATGGTGACTGCTCCTAACTGCGGTCATATCGCATACGGCGCAATGTGGCAGATAGATTACGGCGCAACCGAGCATACCATGCACATCGGAAACAGAATCCCCAAGCTGTCGGTAAATCAGGAAACTGATATTCGTAAGCTTCGCCTGGGCTGCAAGCCGCTGGCAATGCCTAGGAACAAGAGTCCTTACATCTACGCAGCCAATGTGGTAAGCTGATTCAGTTGAAAGGAGCAGAGCTATGGCAAATATCAGAATAATTTCTGGAACATATGGATTCCGTGAAAATGGAATGATACATCCGAAAGATGCGCATTCCGGGGTGTTCGAGGTCGATGACAAGGAAGCAGAACGCCTTGTCGCTCTGAACGTTGCAGCATATGCCGCAGAGCAGCCTTTGTCAAGCAAGGCAGGTGTCTACCCTACTGCTGATGAAATCGCTGACAGCGAGCCTGTGAGCGCTTCTGACGGCGACAACAATGAAAGCGGTGACTATGAATACGATGAAACAACGCCCGTATCAAAGCTGAGAGAAATAGGCAAGGCACTTGGCCTGTCTTTCCCTGTCGGAACTACCAAAGCGACCATGCTTGATGAAATCGACAGCGCGCTCAAGAACGGTCCCGACATCGGCGCAGAAGAGCCGGTGATGGAATGAGTGCTTTTCAAGACATGGTCGCTGCCGATAACAAGGCGGTGTTCCTTAATTCAGAAGAGTTTGCAGAAGTGCACGATGTGTATTACGATGGCACTAATTACGCACAGATTCCTGTTGTTCTCACAAGGATAAAGCAGTCTAGCGTTGCCGTATCCTCCAGCAACCGAATGGAAGGAGTGCACATCGTGGCTGCCATGGCTCACATATCAGCTGATGATCTTAATGGAATATTCCCCGAAAAAGGACAGAACATTGAGATATCAGACGGTGAAGCACTCGGCAGAACATTCTTCAGGAAGTACCGGATAGTCACCTCGGCGCTTTCCCTCGGAATGATAACGCTTGAACTGGAGGCTTACGATGAGTGATGTATATAGCATGACGCGGTCGCAGAATCACGCTGCAATAACAACATTCATCACCGATGATATCGGTGGCAGTACAGGCAGCGTTAAGCGAGCTGAACAGATACTTGCGGGATTTCCGCATGGTGCTGAAAAAGCCATCGGTTCTGCTATAAAACGTGCTGCCACCAGCGGTGAAGCTACAGCAGCACGAGAAGTTCGCAAGTCTTATTATATCAAGGCAAGCGATTTCAAGAAATACACAAAGTCTAAACGGCACGTTGTATCAACTAGCGGCGGCACGGAGGTAGATATCTACTTTCAAGGCTATCACATTCCGCTGCTCCGCTTTGACACGGTCGTCGGCGCTGACGGTCTTGTGAAAGCAAGGGTCAAGAAATCTTCAACAGCTACTCAGCTTTATCATGTATTCCGAAGAGAGGTCGGAAAGCATGGTCACATCGGCCTTTTTGAACGTGTGACGTCAAAGCGGCTGCCTATTGAAGAAAAACTTGGTCCGTCAACGCCACAGATGATGGAAGCCAATGACGATGTCGCCCAGGCTATCGGCGATAAGGTTCGTGAAGTCTTTGAACAGCGCCTGGAACATGAAATCATGGCGGTAATGAATGGCTGGAGGAAGTAATGACACGTTTTTTTCTTATCAAAGAGCTCAAAGCGTTCTGCGAAAAACAAGTCAAGAACCTGTTATATCCTACGGCAGTACAGAAAGGTGATACCAAAAAGGTAGAACGCGCACCGGAAGTATATGCTATGCGCTTGCCCAATTCGCGTGAAGCTAAGAAGTTTGCCCCGTACATCATCATACAGCTTGCTGATAGCCTACATGTGCAAAATGAGAGCGAACAGCCGGAATACAGCGCCACTATCCGCTTTATCTTTTGCGTATACGAAGAAAATGAAAGCGAGGGCGCAATGCGACTTCTCAACCTCATGGACCTTGTTCAAGAAGCGCTGTTAAGACAGGTAAAGATTGGGAATTGCTATCGCCTTGATGTGCATAAACCGCTTGATATGCTTATCTACCCCGATGATACAGCTCCGTACTTTGTTGGAGAAATGGTGGGGACGTTTAATCTTCCCGCGACCAAAAGGGAGGTCAATCTTGAGTTTTAAGAAAAGTAAAGAGAACACTCCGAACACCCGCGCCCCTGATGAGCGCAAGGTGTTCGTATATCTCGGACCATCTATCCGTGGTATCATTGTCACCGGCAGGATCTTCACCGGTGATAAGAAAAAGGTGCTTGATGAACTTAAACCTGTTCTTGACAAGTACCCGAAGATAGCAAGACTTGTCGTTGCTGACAACGAAATAGCAGCGGCAAACGAAAAGATCAGAACGAGCGGCAACAGCCTTAATGCTGCATATTCATCTTTGCTGGCCGCAACTAAGGAGGTTTAGAAATGCTTCATCACGGCATTAACACCTACAAGGACGATACCAATTTTGCAACAGTCAAGACGGCAGGGGTTGGCATTCCGTTCTTTGTTGGTGCTTGGCCCTGTCACACTGCCGGCGGCTTTACCGGCAAGCCGCAGCTGATTACCAGTTTTAGCGATGCGGAAAAGCTCGGCGGCTATTCCGAAGAGTGGAGGACATCAAACGGTTCTCCCAAGTGGACACTTTGCATGGCTGTTTATGCCTGCTTAAAGGCTATGGCTGTTAGCCCTGTAATTGTGTACAATGTATTCGACCCCAGTTCGCACAAAGAAGCGGTTGCAGCAGCCGATATCGGTGTAACCGACCATATCGCTACGCTGTCGCTCGATGCGCTTGATACCGAGGCGCTTGTAGTCAAGGCATCCTCTGAAAGCAGCGCGCTTGTCAAAGGGACTGACTATGATGTGTACTATGATAGCAAGGGCTGTTATGTCGAGCTGCTTCCTGACTCTCTCAGCTACTCCGCTGCGACACTCAACATCGCCTACGATAAGGCAAAGCCCGAAGCAATTACGGCTTCTGACATTGAAGCTGCTGTCGAGAAGGTCGAGATGTGCAAGTCTGTTGTCGGCATAGTACCCGATCTGATATGCGCGCCTGGCTGGTCACAGACAGCGTCCGTTGCCGCTGTAATGGCAGCTAAGGCGCCGAACATAAACGGCCTCTACAAGGCTAAGGCTGTAGTTGACCTCGATACCGCTACCGCAGATGATTATGCAGACGTGCTGAGCGTTAAGAACTCTAACGGCTACACAAGCGAAGACATGATCGTATGCTGGCCCATGGTACGCATTGGAGACCGCATGTTCGACCTGTCAGTTATTGCTTGCGCTCAGATGGCAAAGGTAGATAGCGGTAATGCGAACTGCCCCTACGAATCGCCGTCCAACAAGTCCCTGACTATCACTGGAGCTTGCACCAAAACAGGCGCGGAGATCAACCTTACGCTGCCGCAGGCTGATGTTGTAAGCGTAACCGACGGTGTTGTTACTGTCATCAATAATGGCGGGTGGGTCCTGTGGGGCAACTACACAGGCTGCTATCCTGTTTCTTCTGATGTTGCGCGTGTATTCATCTGCACAAGCCGCGTTCAGGACTGGATATGCAACACTTTTGTTACCACGTTCTGGAGCTTCCTTGACAAGCCTATGACAAGAGTGCTTATCGACGCTATCGTCAACAGCTTTCAGAGCTGGCTTGATGGCCTGACCGCCGAAAACAAGCTGTATGGCGGCAAAATTGAATATATCTCCGACAACAATCCGGCTACGAACCTTGTCGGCGGTATGTTCCGTCTGGACACGAAGGCGGCGTCACCTGTTCCGGCCCAGCAGGTCGATATGCACGTAACCTATGATGTTGATATGCTGACCTCAGCGCTCAACGGGTAAGGAGGGATTATAAATGGACACTATTGTCAATTATGCCATCTATGAGAATGGTTCTGAATACCTTGGCACAGCTAAGGTAAAACTCCCTGATATGAAGTACAAGACCACATCTGTAAGCGGCACGGGCATTGCAGGAGATGTCGAGATCCCCGTTATAGGTCATACCGACGCTATGAGCATGACCATTGACTTCATTGACGTGACCCCTGCAGCACATCACCTCGCAGAGCTGCGCACTCATACGCTTGACCTGCGTGTAGCCCACGAACAGTACGACGCTACTGCCAACAGCCTTGATGTTGTAGGTAGCAAGTATATCGTTGAGTGCATTCCCAAGTCGCTGACTGGCGGTGAAGTTTCCCCGGCGAATCCGCAGGCGGTATCCGGCGAATATTCCTGCCTTTCCTTTAAGGAGTTTCTTAACGGCGAAATAGTCCGCGATGTAGCGCCCATGCGGTTCCGCAATGTTGACGCTTCTGGCACAGATACACTTGCCAAAGTACGTTCAATCCTCGGCAAGTAACACAAGACTCATTTCATTATGCACCGCTGCCGATAAGCAGCGGTGCTTTTGTTTACGCTGCCGATAAGCAGCAGAAAAGGAGTAAACCATGGACCTTACAACAGAAGAGCAGAAGGAAGCAATCAAAAACTACGACAAGTTGCAGGACGAAGCAGACGGCGCAGTCACGAATGATACTGGCTGGGTTTATAAGCTTAGAAAGCCTGTTAAATACAACGGAAAAGAATATACAACGCTTACATTCGATTTCGACAAGCTGACCGGCGCAGATTCCATCGCTATCATGAATGAGATAGCAATGCGCCGTGGTCGCGTTGTTGTTGAGCCGAACTATGATTCAGATTATCGTTCAGCTATGGCTGCAAGAGCGTGTACCGAACCTATCGGCGTTGACATTTTCGATGGAATGTCACTGCCTGACTTCAACCGCATAATAGGCAAGGCGCGGTCTTTTATGACTTCCCTGTTCTGAAAGAACTAAGGCGGACCTGCCTTATCTTATCAAGAGCAGGGTATGCGCCGGTTGACTACTGGTTGAACATTCCGCTAGTGGAGTTGCAGCGATGGGTTACGGCGCACAATGCGCTGATGAAAGAATAATGATGGAGGTTTGTGATGAAAGAATATGAAGTATTGTTCAAGCTGGGTGCAGCGCTCGGCTCGAACTTCAACGGAACATTCACTTCCGCCCGGAAAGTTATTCAGGCCGCTGAAAAAGAAATCCAGGCTCTTAACAAACAGCAGGCGGACATCACAGCCTATCAGCGCCAGCAGACAACTATCGACCGGACGAATGCTAAGCTAGATACATACCGCAAACAGCTTGAAAACGTCCGCGCGGAAATCGCACAGTCTGATTCAGCTAATTCAGAACTTGCTAACCGTGAACTCGAACTTAGACAGCGAATTCAGAACACAGAACAAGCTATTGCAGATAAAAACCAGCGCTTACAGCAGATGGGCGAAGCTCTTGCCGAAGCGGGCGTTAATGTCAATGCACTTGGCGAAGAACAGCAACGTTTACAGCAGCGCACACAGGAGCTATCAGACCAACAGCAACGTGCAGCAGAAGAAGCAGAGCAATTCGGAGAAAAATCTGCTTCTGCCTTTGAACTTGCCGGCAACGCGCTTGTTACTGCCGGCATAGCCAAGGGGCTTAATGCTATATACGACGCATACAAAGATTGCGTAAATATATCCATGGACTTCGGCGGTACAATGAGTACCGTTGAAGCTCTTTCTGGAGCAAGCTCAGCAGAGATGGAAGAATTGTCGGCTGAAGCTAGAAACCTTGGAGCTACTACCAAGTTTACCGCAAACGAATCCGCACAGGCTATGACATACATGGGTATGGCAGGCTGGGACGCGCAGGAAATGCTTGACGGAATGAATGGTGTGCTTAATCTGGCAGCGGCTTCTAACGAAGACTTAGCGCTGACCTCTGATATTGTCACAGACAACTTGACGGCTTTCGGGCTGACTGCTTCTGATACGGCGCATTTTGCTGATGTTCTGGCGCAGACCGCTTCTAAGTCAAATACTTCCGTGGCCATAATGGGTGAAACATTCGCCGGTTCTGCTTCCATTGCAGGAGCGCTCGGATACAGCATAGAAGATGTTGCAACAGCAATAGGTCTTATGGCTAATTCTGGCGTTAAAGGCAGCGTTGCAAGTACAGCGTTAAAGAATACTTTCAACGGCATTTTGGAGGGCGCAACGCTTTCCGCTGCAGCTATCGGCGAAGTTGAATTCTCAGCGCTCAATTCTGACGGTACATTAAAGTCATTCGGACAAACCCTTGATGAACTACGCGGGTATTTCGAACAGATGACCGAAGCGGAACGTGTAAGCAATGCTATGGCTATTGCAGGGCAGCGCGGATATAACGGTCTTCTCGCTATCCTCAATTCCACAAGCGAGGATTATGAATCCCTGCGCGACAATATCAACAACTGCACTGGTGCCGCTGAAAGAATGTCCAAGATACAACTGGACAACCTCAAGGGCGATGTCACCCTGCTTGACTCCGCAGCGGACGGCTTAAAGGAAACAATCGGCGGTTTGTATAACGATGAACTGCGAAATCTTGCACAGGCAGGCGCAAATATTCTGACTTCCGTTAATGAATTCACGCAGAATAATCCGGTGCTTGTAAAGTCGATAATGGCTATTGGCGCAGAAATCGGGGTTGTAGTGCTTGCGTATAATGCGTGGAATGTTGCTAAGAAAGCCAAGAACGCTCTTGACGAATTCGGAATTGCATTGAAAGCCCGAAAAGCTGCTGCTTCGGCAGCGGCAGCCGCTGCTGAAACCGGTGAAGCAGCGGCGACCACAGGGGCTACGGCGGCACAGACAGGCTGGAATATGGCCATGCTCGCAAGCCCTATATTCATTTTCACAGCTGCTATCGCCGCTGTGACAGCAGGTGTTATCGCACTTAATGAGGTATGTAAGGTTGCCGACTTTGAAACTAACACGCTGACGGAATCCTCGCAACGCCAGAAAAACGAACTCGATGAACTCAACGCAAAGTATCAGGAAGCCTGCGAAACATACGGTGAAAACAGCCAACAGGCACAGGCTCTTAAATATGACGTTGACCAGGCAACAGAGAGTTTTGAAGCCAACAAGCGCACAGTTGAAGATCTCTACAATGAGCTTGACAGTCTGCACAACAGTTATGGGGAGATACTCGGCACTTACAGCGAAACTAACTCAGAAATATATCAACAGTCGCAGACCACAACCGAGCTTACCGCAAAAATGCGCAGCCTTAATGACGCAGCCAAGGACGGTCAGGACATTGACTCTGAACTTTCCAATATCATTGCCAAGCTTAATGAACAGTACCCCGAACTCGGTCTTAACATCAAGGACGTCAACGGCCATATTGACGAAACGATAGCCAAGGTCAACGGCGTATCTGAAGCTGAGAAGAAAAAAGCTCAATACGAAAACGCATTAAAGACTAGAGATGATCTTGCAGAACAGCAAGCACAACTCGAACAGCTCCGCGATGAAGCAGAACAGGCCATGCTTGACGCGGGAAAGGTGTTTACAGACAACGGTGCTAAAGTTGTATGGCAGAATTTTGTTGGTGCGTTTACCAATACGGACGGACAGATTCAAAAGGCCTACAACGAAGCGCAGGACAAGTATTGGCAAGCGGCGGCAGATGCGCGCGAAGGCAACGCAGCCCTTGAAGAATGCAATGCTATCATAGCCGAGTATGAAGGCATGGTTGAAGGCGCAGCAGATTCAACAGCAACTTCCTATGACGCTATCCTGCTTGCAACTAACGAAGTCCAACAGGCTTCGGAGGACCTACTGGAAAGTTATAAAAAAGCATACGATGAAGCCTATGACAGCATAACCGGACAATATAAAATATGGGACACCGCTGCTACAGTAATCCCAACAAGCATTCAGACCATCAATGATGCGATGGAAACACAAATCAATTACTGGAGCAACTACAACACAGATCTTGATAACTTGTCCAAACGTGCCGATGATATAGAGGGGCTGCAAGAAATGCTTGCTGCTTTCTCGGACGGCTCCGAAGAGAGCGTTAACGCAGTTGCCGGCTTTGCGAAAGCCACCGATGAACAACTGAAAACCGCTGTTGAGAACTGGAAGACGCTCAAGGAACAGCAAGGTGACACCGCCGAGGGTCTTGCTGGTCTGAAAGTCGACATGGAAAACGGATTACAGGATATCGCTGATACAATGGAAGAGAAAATAGAAGCGATGAACCTGTCTGACCAGGCCAAGGAAGCGGCGGAAGCTACACTACAAGCATACGTTGACGCGCTGAATTCCGGCAAGACAACTGCTGCTGACGCGGCTGCGGCTGTGTCTGCTGCTGTAACCGCTGCATTTGCAACAGGCAGTACCAATACTACCACAAACGTTCCGAGTGAAAAGGTGTACGATGGTTCTGTTCGCGGTTTCCGTGAACTTGAAGATATGTCGAAGTATGCGTCAGGAACTTTATCGGCAGATTCCGGCTACGCCCTTGTCGGCGAAGAAGGTCCGGAAATAGTTCGCATGGCAGGCGGCGAACGTGTGTTCAATGCTAATGATACTGCCGCAATCGCAAGGGATATGTCCAGTAGCGGTGGCGGTCAGACTACCATTACTATATCACCGGTATTCAATGTTTCCGGATCAGCAGATCAATCCAGCTTAGCAGAATATGCTGACACATTGGTTGAAATGGTTATGGACGCACTTGAAATGGCAGGAGTCGACTCCAGGAGGCTTGCTTATACATGATGACCTATACTACAAAACAAGGGGATATGTGGGACGGCATTGCCAAAGAACAGCTTGGTGACGAGAAATATACCGATAAACTGATAGCAGAAAATCCTGAATATCGCAAGGTATATATCTTTTCGGCTGGAGTAGAGTTGAAGCTACCTGATATCAGCAAATATTCAGCGGCTGACGATATGCCGCCTTGGAAGGTGGCAGTCGGATGAGCGAAAAAGATCTTGCAAGGAGATCCAGAATAAAAGTGAAGTTTGCTGGAGTTGATATCACCTCTAACCTCATGCCGTATCTGCTATCGCTTAACTATACAGACAACGAAGAAGATGAAACTGATGACCTACAGATTAAGTTACAAGATCGTGACGGAATCTGGCTTGAAAAGTGGCTAAACAACGCAGTTGAATCAGCTGCTGAGGGCGGCACTACACTCAATCATATTCCGGAAAATTCAAGTAGCAGTACACAATACGTCATCGTTAATATCTACAAAGTGATTGCAACGAACGTTAACGTACACGGAAGACCAGGTGAACAGTATTATGTTTATGGGACGCTACCATATGGTAGCATTATTACATCAAAAGGGGTTGCCGAAGGTTGGGTAAACTTTGATTATGAACGAAAAAATTCCTATGTCAAAGCCGAATATCTAACTGTTATAGGCACAAAACAAATTGAGGATAATTCCTCAACACAAAAAGCGACCACAACTGCAAAAACAATATCAGTGTCTGAAAAGAAAAAAGGAACCAGTAAAGGCATGAAGATATCTGCTGTTATCCTGCGTGAAAACTGGAATTCAGACGGTAAGGACGAAATGCTTGATTGCGGCCAGTTCGAACTTGACAGTGTGGATGCTTCCGGACCGCCTGCTACGGTTACAATCAAGGCAACCAGCCTTCCGTATTCTTCGACTGTCAGACAAGTGCAGAAAAGTAAATCGTGGGAGAATACCACATTGTCCGCGATAGCAAAGAAAATTGCTACAGATAATGGTATGGCATGTATGTTTGAAAGCACAGCAGACACAGCATATACCCGTGTTGAGCAGTATCGGAAAAGCGATATCACATTTTTGCAACAGCTCTGCCACAATTCAGGGCGTAGTCTTAAAGTCACTAACAATATCATTGTGATATTTGACCAGGAAGAATATGAAAAGAAACGCACCGTCCTCACACTTACACACGGCGATGGCAAGTATGTGAAGTACAAGCTATCAACAGGCGACAATGATATGTATACCTCATGCCGAGTCAGTTACACAACTTCAAATGGTGCAGTGATATCCGCTACAGCCTATGTAGAAGATTACAATGATACAAAAGATGACAACGACAAGACTAAAAACCAATGTCTTGAAGTTCGCCAGAAAGTCGGTAGCAAGGAAGAAGCACAGACACTCGCTCATAAGTTGCTACGGCTGCACAACAAATTCGAATATACTGCAAACTTCACACTTCCTGGAAACCCCAGGCTCGTTGCAGGCTGTTCAGTTATGCTGAAAGAATGGGGAGCGTGGTCTGGACGATACATAATAAAGACCGCAAAGCACAATATTTCCAATGCTGGGTACACGACCACCATTGACTTGCGCAAAGTGATTGATCAGAACGTATCAGAAGAAATCAGTAGTAAGTCACAAGCCGATATTGACAACGTTGCCCGGGCAGTTATTCGAGGAGAATGGGATAATGGAACTGAACGCAAGCGCAAACTGACCGAAGCAGGATATGACTACGAAACGGTTCAAAAACGCGTTAATGAAATGTTGGGGTATTGATATGGACGACATTATCAGAATAGGACAAGTAAGCGAGGTTAATGAATCAGAACATATGGTCCGAGTACACTTTGCCGATGTGGACATAGTATCTGGATGGCTAAAAGTAATACGCTCGCCTCCCTTTATTCCGAAAAAGGGAGTAGCACAGGAAACAGAAACAGCTGACCTGCACAAACATGAAATAAAAATAGCGCCGTGGTTTCCGGATATTGGTGACACAGTACTTTGCATATATAATCCCGGATTTAACGAAGACGGGTATGTAATGGGGGCGTTGTAATGAAAGTAGGTTCTCTAGGCGATATCGTCTTTGAAGTTAGAGACGATAAAATAATTACTCCACGTAATGTGAAATGGACTGATACAGCAAATTTCGCAGAGCATTCACGTCATTGCAGTACAACGCTAGTGGAATATGTTGGTGACAAGCCTGACACAATCACGCTATTATTAAAACTTTCCGACTATCTTGGTGTTAAGACGATGGAGCAACTGAAAAAACTAAAAGCGTACAAACGCTCCGGAAAAACACTGCGCCTTATCCTTGGCAAGAAACCCTATGGTCGCTGGAAATGGGTAATTACCAAAATTAGCGTTTCCATGGAATACTCAGACAAACGCGGAAATCTCACACAGGCTGATGTGCAGATATCCCTAAAGGAATACATCAAGAGGTGATGGAATGGCAATATACAAGGTATCATTGACTGATGACAACTTCACACTCCAAGAGAGCAATGAAGTGCAGTCTATCTTACAGAACATCGCACTCATTCTCAGAACTAGGAAGGGAACTGTTCCGATGTCCCGCGACTTTGGTCTAGCTCAAGAATTCCTTGATAAGCCAATAGACATAGCCGAAAGTCTCGCTTTCTCGGAGATCATGGATGCTATTGAAGAATATGAACCCCGGGCAAAGCTGAACGATGTGACATTCCGCGCAGCCGAAAATGGTGCGATCATTATTGACGTGGAGGTGAATATCGAAAAATGAGTAGAGGATTAAGTTACAACTTCGTGGAAACCGATAGCTCAGCTATTGAAGCTCAGATGACAGCAAGCTATGAGGAAAAGACAGGACGCACATTACAACCTGGCGACCCAGATCGTATATTTATCTCATGGATAGCTGGTATCATAACACAGGAACGTGTGCTTATCAACTACGCAGGCAATCAGAATCTGCCAAGCAGTGCCATGGGCGACAACCTAGACGCTATCGGGAAATTCCTATACAACACTGAACGAAAGGAAGCCCAAGCAGCAGTATGCAGTGTTAAGATAATAATATCCACACCGCCGGAATCAGCAATAATAATTCCGGCCGGAACTCGAATATCCGATATCAGTAAAGCACTTACATGGCAAACGGTTGAAGAAAGCATTATCCCCATAGGTGAAATTGAAATAACAGTAAAAGCAGAATGCCAAACTGTCGGCTCTACCGGAAACGGCTACGCTCCTGGGCAAATAAACACATTGCTTGACGTAGACAATATCCCATATCTAAAATTAATCGAAAACACAGATATGACAAATGGTGGGGCTGAACGCGAAACAGATGATCAGTATTTCGAACGTATGAGGAAATCGCTAAATGCTTACAGTACTGCTGGTCCAAGAGGTGCTTATGAATACTGGGCTAAGTCAGTATCAACTCACATCGCTGATGTGGCCGTAGTGCAACCTACGGAGATTAGCAAAGCAGGACATGTCTACATATACGCTCTGATGGATGATGGAACTATTGCAGACAGCGGCACAAAGGCGGCAATAAGTACAGCTTGCAATGCTGACACGGTACGACCATTAACCGACGTTGTGGATGTATTGGATGCCTCTCAGGTAACCTATAACATTGACATAAAGTACTACATCAACGACGAGTCCGAACTATCGGCTACTGATATTGATATAGCTGTATCGAATGCTGTAAATGAATACACACGATGGCAATCTGCGAAAATAGGCCGAGATATCAATCCATCAAAACTAAGCTGGTTACTTGGTTCCACCGGGGTGAAAAGAGTAGAACTGACTGAGCCTTTATTCACATCGTTGAAAAACGGTGATGACGGTAGCACTCCACAGATTGCAAAACTCGGTACGGTGTCTATCAAGAATGGAGGTTATGAAGATGAATAAGGAAATATCCAGTGACGCTTTTATGGATGGATTTCCTTATACACTGTCAGAATCTAGTCAATGGATAGCGCTTGCTGAAACTATTTCTGGACAACTCGCACTCCTGTGTAATGATACGGAAATATCAACTATCATTCCGAATATCTCCAGACTGTCGGAAGACCTGCTTGATGCTATCGCATATGATTTCTCCGTAGACTGGTATGACGTGAACGGTACTTTGGAGGAAAAGCGTCGGACGATACAGGAATGCATTTTGGTACACCGCTACAAGGGAACCAAATATGCTGTTGAAACAGCACTGCGAAGTGTGTACGAGAATGCCACCATAGTTGAGTGGTTTCAGTATAGTGGTATGCCATATCACTTTAAGGCATACATCCATGACAACGGCAGCGACGAAGCAAAGAAAAAACGTATACTGGCAAAAATCAAATACTACAAGAATGCCCGGTCAGTTCTCGATGAAACGGTTTTCGTAATTGACAACAATGCAAAATCCCGGTTACATATCAAGGCTCTAATATGCGGCAAAATCAAGCATTTACGCGGTATAATTTACGACCCGCGTATTGCTGGAATCAGTGCCGCTGCTGATGTCCATGCCGGGACCAAGCTGGGCGGCAAGGTAAAAACTATATA